ACCTAAGCTAATAATTAATTTATTGTGGGGCTTTGGCCCCACATTAATTTAAGGAGAATAAAATTATGTCAATAACATCAAAAGTTAGACAATCAGTAATTCTAGCAGCAGATGGACAAGTGCAGGCTTTAGTAAATGGTTCAGCAGCCAATATTACTAAAGCAAATATTATGACTGTGTTTGCTCAAAGTGATGACGCTGATGGTGAAATTAAACTTTATAATGAAATAGGAACTGCTAAAACAGCAGCCAAATTAATTTTTCATGGTAAGTTTGGTACAGCAGCTAATCACGTGCATGAATTTAAAATACCAGGAGCTGGTATTTATGCCGACACTGGAATATATGCAGATCTAACTAACATAGACTTTTTTTATATAGTCGGAACATTTTAGAGGATTAGCCAATGGCGAATACTACTTCCTCATCATATTCATTTGATCAGGATTTCTCGATAGATGAAATCATTGCAGATGCATATGAACGTATCGGTTTAGTTGGTACGGCAGGACATCAATTAAAAACTGCAAGAAGATCGTTAAACATTCTTTTTCAAGAATGGGGTAATAGAGGAATACATTTTTGGGAAGTAGGAAATACTAATGTTAATTTAGTTCAAGGTTCTACAACTAATGTAGATGCTACAGCTGAAGGAGCTGGTATTTATACTTTTTACAGAAATTCTACAGATGTACCTGGGGGTGGAGAACCACCACAAGCTACAACAGTTCCAACAGCAAATATTTATGGTATCTCTGATATTTTAAATGTATCTTACAGACAAAATTATAATACAACTTCTCAGTCAGATACAGGTTTAACTAAAGTTGCAAGAGATTCTTATGCTGCAACAGCAAACAAAGCATCTAATGGAACTCCCTCACAATTTTGGGTGCAAAGATTTATAGATAAAGTTACATTAACTATTTATCCTTTACCAAATGCAACTGCTGCATCAAACTATTTAAGTGTTTATTATGTAAAAAGAATTCAAGATGCAGGAACATATACTAACGCAAGTGATGCACCTTTTAGATTTGTACCGTGTATGGTTTCAGGACTGTCATATTATTTATCTATGAAGTTTGCGCCACAAAGAACACAGGAGATGAAGTTGTTGTACGAGGATGAACTTGCTAGAGCATTATCTGAGGATGGTTCTGCAGCTAGCACATTTATTACTCCGAAGACATACTATCCAAATGTATAATGGCTAGATTCGCAAAAGGTAGTAGAGCATTAGCAATATCTGATAGATCAGGAGCAGCATTTCCGTACAGAGAAATGGTGCAAGAATGGACTGGCGCGTGGGTGCACATTTCTGAATTTGAACCTAAGCAACCACAATTAGAACCACATCCAGTAGGAGCTGACCCACAAGGATTAAAACATGCAAGACCTGCAAGAGTAGAGTTTCCTGTTCAAGATATTTTACCAAACAATCCTTTTACAACTACTGCTGCATCTGCAACTTTAAGTGTTTCTTATCCATCAAATCAAATAAATGATGGAACTAGTTATGTTAGATTTCAATCTATTAAAGAACCCGTAGGTGGTGTTGCTGTTTCTACTTTAGAATTAGAAACTACATTAAACGGAAATATAAGTGATTCTGTTACTACAGTTATTTTAACAGACGCAACTGAGTTTCCAACTTCTGGTTTTATTATGATAGAAAAAATTGATACAACTCCAGACACAACTAATTACGGAAAATATTTAAATGAAGTAATTCAATACACAGGTAAAGCTGGTAACAATTTGACAGGATGCACACGTGGAACAGCTGCACCATTTAACGGAATAACTTTATCTAATACTACAGCAACTACACATAGCAGCGGAGCAAAAGTTTTTGGATCTTATTTAGCAACTGCTATTGGAACAACAGTTCAAACAGGAGCTCAACCAGCAACTGAAACACAATACAACTCTATAACAGTGCCTTTAGTATCTAATGCTTCAAGCACAAAAACAGGAGGCGGTTTTCAGTGTACAATTGGACCCGTTAATGATAAAGCTTAATTATGTCAGGCATTAGTTATAACACATTAGTTACACAAATAAGAAATTACACAGAAGTAGATTCTAACGTTTTTACAACTGATGTTTTAGAAAGTTTTATTTTAAATGCTCAACAAAGAATTATGATGGATTTACCCATGGATTCAGATAGATTCGTGGAGCAAGGTACAATGGCAACAGACGTAAATAATATTAGAGTTCCAGCAGGAGCTTTATTTATTAGAGGTGTTGAAGTATTTAATGCTACAAACTCTACTGAAAAAGGCACATGGTTAGAAAGACGTGATCAAACTTTTTTAAGTGAGTATGTAGGAAGATTAACCGGTCCAGAAGGATCTACTACATCAGGAGCAGATGTTACTGGAAAACCTAAATATTACTCTATGTTTGGGGGAGCAACAGGATTATCTGATACTACATCAGGATCAATCTATTTAGCACCTACTCCAGACGCTAATTATATATTTAGAATATACTACAATAAAATGCCAGATACTTTAGAATCTAGTAATCAGACTAATTATATTAGTTTAAATTTTCCTCAAGGTCTGTTATATGCATGTTTAGTAGAAGCATATGGATTTTTAAAAGGTCCAACTGATATGTTGACATTATACGAGAGTAAGTATAAAACTGAACTACAAAAGTTTGCAGCGATGCAAATTGGAAGAAGAAGACGAGACGATTACACGGATGGTACAATAAGAATTCCAATCGAGTCACCGCCTCAGTAATTAGGAGATAAAAATTATGGCAATAACATCGGCAATATGTAACAGTTTTAAAGTTGAGATTTTAAAAGGTGTGCATAATTTTACAGCATCGTCTGGAAACACTTTTAACATAGCTTTATATACAAGTTCAGCGACTTTAAATAAATCAACAACAGCGTATAGTACATCAAACGAAATATCTAACACATCAGGATCAGCTTATTCTGCAAAAGGAAAAGCACTTACAAGTGTAACTCCTGTTTTATCTACAGACACAGCAGTTTGTGACTTTAACGATATTTCTTGGACATCAGCTACTTTTACAGCTAACGGTTGTTTAATTTTTAATGACTCAGCATCAGGCGATCCAGCAGTTTGTGCAATCGCATTTGGTTCAGACAAAACTGTAACAAGCGGAACTTTTACAATTCAATTTCCAACAGCAGACGCTGATAACGCAATCGTTCGTATAGCATAAGGAGGAAATCCTTATGGCCAATTCTTGGAATGAATCAGGCACAACCTGGGGAACAAATCGTTGGGGAACAACTGATGCAATAAGCTCTGGTTGGGGTGCTGACGCTTGGGGAACAGGCGGTTCATGGGGCCAAGCTACTGACGAAGTAGTTTCTTTAACAGGTTTATCATTAACATCAACAGTCGGAACTCCTGTATCAGGAGCTCAACAAGGTTGGGGTAGAGGTGAGTGGGGTGAAGAACCATGGGGAGAAAGTAATAATCCTGTTGTTACACTTACAGGTTTTGGATTAACTTCTAGTTTAGGATCACCTACAATTACAACAGAAATAAATACAGGATGGGGACAAGATGGTTGGGGTGTTGAAAACTGGGGCCAATCTGGACAAACAGTTGTAATAGTTTCTGGTGTTGAAGCAACTACAGGTATTGGAGAAGATGTAAGTTGGGGTAAACAAACTTGGGGATCTTCAACAACTGGTTGGGGTGGTGAATATTATTTAGACGTTGCCAATGTAATGGGCTTAACAGGTATAGGTGCAACATCATCTGTAGGTGCACCAACAGCTATTTCAGATGTTACATTAACTCCAACAGGTCAAAGTGCAACTTCAACTGTTGGTTCTGTAAACATAGATTTTAGTATAGATGTATCTTTAACAGGATTAAGTTCTACGTCATCTGTCGGCGCACTTTCTCCAGCAGATGTTATGGGATTAAGTGGCTTAGAAGCTACTTCTAGTTTAGGAACTATTACAACGTCGCAAAATCCTATTGTTGATTTAACAGGTCTTTCTATGACTTCTTCTGTAGGATCTTTAGCACCAGCAGATGTTATGGGATTAACAGGAGTAAGTTCAACTTCTTCTGTAGGATCTTTAGCACCAGCAGATGTTATGGGATTGACAGGAGTTTCTGCAACTGCTAGTGTTGGTAATATATCTCCACTAGGATATGAAGCTATTACAGCAACACAGAGCGCTAGTTATAGCTCAGTTACAGCAACACAAAGTGCTAATTATACTGCTGTTAATGCAGATAACTAATTTAATATGTTATTGACATTAAGAATAAAAACAATTAAAAAAAGATACTAATTAGGAGAACAAAATTATGGCATCAACTTATACGGCTCTCGGTGTAGAACTAATGGCAACTGGTGAAAACGCCGGTACATGGGGAACAAA